AGGGACTTGGACTCGCTGTCTGTGTTGACCCAGTAGATTTCGATCGTGTCGCCGCTGATGGTGGCCGCCTGGTAGCTTTCCTTCGAGTCCGAGTTTGACTGCACCCATTCACCTGTCAGATCTGGGGGAGTGGCGACTTCAGGCGTCTTTGTGTCGCCGCCGTTCTGGCTGCCGCACGCCGTCAGGCACAAGACCAGAAGCATGGTTGCGATGATGGACAATAGGCGGCTTTTTGCGAATGTTTTTTTCATAGACATTCTTCCTCTCATTATTCTCGCCAACAGGCGGATTACGACAATTCTATCATTTTATGGTCGGAATGTCTATTCTTTCTTCTCTGTACGATAAAAGGGACTGCGGTATACCACGCCTCCTCACACGGCACTTTCTTCGCTGATCGCGCTGTCGATCATCTGCTGTAGCTTATCGCGATCCCACAGCAGGATTCCATTCTTTTCGGCCAGTTGCTTTGCACCGGCGGTAAAATAATTATTTGTCATCACAACACCAACATGGCAGTTGTACATGCTTTTACCGGCGCACACTTCCTGCACTGGCGTGTTCCCCAGCGCGGAAGAATAGCATTTACACTGGACGGCATAGCGCACGCCTTCTTTTTCGGCGATCACGTCAACGCCCTGGTCGCCGGAACCCGGTGTCACGGACACATTGACAAAACTGTTCTTTTGCAAAACGGTGGCGCAATATTTTTCAAAGCGGTGTCCGTCCATGTGATCGACTTTCCCCATCGGGTTAGGAGAAGCAAATTTGGGCGCATATTCCTTGCAAAGCTGCCCATAGCGGATATGCACTGCCAGAGACAGGGAAGGATCACTATACTTTTTCTTTAGCGCATCAAATGTTCTGCGGCAGTCATCGCGATTATAAAGGCGGGAGAATGCAGTTTTGTAACTCTTCTGAAAATCATGTTCCATTTTGCGAATCATATCCAAATCGGATTGTTCGTTGCTGATTTGCGCATGGGGTTCTTTGCTTAGTTGTTTGGCGGTGTGGATGCTCGCCTCAGGGGCTTTTTCCGCTGCTGGGGTACGTTTCGGTGTGTTTTCAGGTACGTTGCTTGATGCTTTTGCGGTGTAGGCAAATGGTATTTTTGACAGAACGAGTGACGCAAAACGGTCTGGAACAACTGGCGGTTGCTTGACAGTGTCAGTACCTGCTGCTGTGGTATTTTGCGCCGTTGGGGAGGGACTGGGTACTCCTTTGGGTACAGCGTTAGTGGCTTCTGTGGTGTACGTGAGGGGTGATGTGAAAATTCTGATTCCATTGCGGGAGATCGCGGAAACAGAACCGCCGATGGCGCAAGCTATGCTGATTAAGATAGCGCCGGCGGAAATCATAAGATAAGTGGTGCCGATGCTATCTGCATTAGCGTAATAATCGTCTCCAATATAGGAGGCGGCAATGACAATGGCGGACACAAAGGTGTATATTGCGATGATTGCAAATGCCAAGGCTATATCGAAAGCGGATATGCTTTTATTTTTGAGCTTGCGCTTGGTATACACATTTTTCAGGATCGGGACGATGAGTAAACAATCGACGATGCTGAAGAATATAAAAAGCGCTGGTTTTATGGAATTTATAAACGAGCACAATACAGAGATAAATATCAGAACAATATACCACCAACGTTTGTAAATCGGGCTTTTTGTGTACGAACGCTCCGTCTCCATACTGCATCCTCCGATGTTTATACATATCATCCTTCTGCCATGTGCACACGGCTGATAATTGAAAAATAGCATATTTCGGGCAGTATTGCAATAAGTTAGCAAAAAACGTTCGGAATACCGAACGTTTTCAACACGCAGCCGAAAAATGTGGTAGGATTATGGCGAGGATGAAAAACAATGTACGGGAGTATAGAGAATACAAAGGCGTCAGCCTGCGGTGGCTGGCCGGAAAGGTGGGGTGTGGGACAAGCACGCTGTGCGACGTTGAGAGGGGCAAGAGCATTCCAAACGTCCGCCTCGCCATTCGGATCGCAAAGGCGCTGGGGACGACCGTGGAAAACTTATGGGAGGATGAACTATGACGGAAACGGAATGGAGGGCGTACTTACGGCGCGAAATCGAGCGGCTGCTGGAAGCGGCCGGCGAGCGGGAGCTGCGGCTGACGCTGAAATTTCTGCGCACTGCCGCGTGAAAAAGAAAAACACCGGCAAAACACCGGAAAAACGCACGCAAAGACAAACAAACGCACGCAAAGCAAAGCGGATCAGGAAATCAATCCTGATCCGCTTTTTTGTTTTCTTCGGCGATCTGGAGGGCGAACGCCTCAATATCCGCCCAGCGCTCCTCCGGCAGCCGCGACAGCGCAAGCAGGAAGCGGCGGCGGAAATTATCCTCTTCGCCGCGCATGACATCGCCGACGAAGGCCATGACCTCCTCGTCGCGCGAGATCTGCACGAACATCTCGCCCTCACCGGTGCGCAGCCAGCGCTCATTCACTCCGTAAGTGCGGCAGATGGACGCAATCATAATATCGGAAACCGCAGCTCTGCCGTTTTCCACATTGTTAATCATGTCTCTGTTTGCGCCGAACGGTGCGCCGAACGCGGCTTGCGAAAGCCCTTTCGCTTTCCGAACTTCTTTAATTCTGCTATTCGTAGTATCACCTCCTGACGATGACAATAATCTATCACGCTTGCATGAGTATGTCAACACAAAAAATCACAGAATTTGCGTAAAAATGTGTTGACAAGCTCAACTGGCGGCTGTATTATGTGTATATAAACACAAACGCCCGTGTCCGACGACACGGAGCAACGCAAGGAGGTGAACAAAATGCTTACAAAAAATGAGCGGAAAACAATCGAGCGGCTGGCGGCCATGATGCAGAGCATGAACGAGATGCAGAAGGCGCAGCTTTGCGCCTTTGCAGAGGGGCTGGCGATGGCGCTGGAGCACAGCAAGCGCGCGTCGTAAGGCGCGCGCAATCCATTCGATTGGAGGTGAACCAAATGAACTATTCCAACATCTATTACGTAAATCTGCGGGCAGAAATGGCACGCGGGAATATCGGTATCGGCCAGATGGCGAAAGCGCTGCACATCAGTCGGGACACGATGGCGCGGAAACTGGCGGGCAGATCGCCGCTGCATCTGGACGAGGCGTTCCGGATGCGCGATCAGTTCTTTCCATCGTGCAGTATCGAAGCACTGTTCCGGGAAGAAAGGGAAGAGCGAGGCGCATAAAACACCTCGCTCAGCTGGTAGATTATTTCGTTTTTTTGCTGGGGCGCTGTGCAAGAGCGCTCGCAGCGGCGGTCTTGCTGGCCTTGCCGGTTCGACCGTCACGAAGCACCTTCGACGCCGCGGTCGCGGCTCTGGCGCTTGTCTGCTTGGAATTGCGCAATGTGCTGCCTCCTTTCTTTGGAGAATTGTACGCCGTGCTGGTAACACGGCATACATTAAATATACAACATATTGCGCTAAATATCAAGCGTAATAGCACATTTAGTGCCAGAAAGGAACAAAAGGACGAATTCTATGAAGCCAACAAGAGCTGGATACATCCTATTATCCATAGCGACGCTACTGAATTCGATCACGTTGGTGATTCTGGTGTGGTCGAAACTTCTGGCATGACGCCGCAGAAAGCAATTTCGAAAAGGAGAGAGGTACATATGCCGCGAGAAAAAGAAACCTTCCGGCTTGAGCTGGAGGAAATCTTGAAGTTCACCGGTGGCCGCCGGGTGCTGACGGTGACAGACGTCAGCAATTATACAGGGCAAAGCCGACGGGTGTGCCGCGAGCGGTACAACGTCAGCGGGAAAGAGGGCATCAGCGCCGTGGCGCTCGCCCAGATGCTGGCCAGATAGGTCAAGAGAAAGGAGAAACCAATGAAAGCAACAGGAATCATCAGGAGGGTTGATGACCTCGGCCGCATCGTGCTGCCGAAGGAGCTGCGCCAGACGATGGGCATCCGGACGGGAGATCCCATGGAGATCTATACCGACGCGGACAACATCATCCTGCGCAAGTATGCGCCGGGCTGTGCGTTTTGTGGGAGCGTGGACGGAGTCCGACATATTCACGATGTGCCGATGTGCGCTATCTGCGCGAACAACATGCAGATGCTGTACCGCACGGCAGAGGGGAGAGACGGCAAATGAAGGTGTTCGGAGATCCGCGCGCCAAGGCGAAGGTGCGCCGCTACATCATGTGGGGCATCGAGGACGGTATCGTCTGCGCGTCCTTCATCGCCGGCATCGCGCTGGCGGGGTGGCTGTTTCACATCCTCTTCGCTGCGCTCGGCGTCGCATGAGACGTCCGGAGGTCGTATATATGTCACCGTCAGAGCTGGCCATGCGACGTCGGAATGACCGCTGGGCAGCGCATGGCCGCGCGCGGGTGGCGCTCCCGGGGCGCAAGGCCGTGGTCGTGCCGTGCGCATCGCCGTTCGCGGCGATCCAGTGCGCGGCGGAGCTGTGGGGCGTCCCATGGCAGGAAGTCGTCCACGGGGCGCGCGTCATGTGGGCGCCGCCGGAGACATAAAAAGACACCGCCTGCGAAGATCGTCAAACCCGCAGGCGGTGAAAACCCAATAGCGCACAGGGCGCGCTACACTATATATATTATAGCATACAGTAGCATACAGTTGCCCGCCCTGCAAGCCGAAAAACGCTGACGCCGCAAGGCGTTTTCAGCTTCGGTAAGACCAATTACTAACTCGACCGGAGACAGACAGGGAGGCAATCATGCCGTATGTACATCGCACTGTCGTGTGCGGGGAAACGGTCGAGCACCGCAAGATGTATTCATCCCGTGTGCACAGCAAGGAGGTCAAGCCGCGCAAGCGATCATCCGAGAAGGAGACCTCCAAGTGTCAGGAGCGCATCAACGAGCGCGTGGCCGAGGAGCATCTGCGCTGGCTCATCAACTGCAACTATCGCTATGGCGATTATCACATGGTCCTGCATTACTGGGACAAGGAGATCACGCTGGAACAGGCCGAGCGGGACAGGGCGGCGTTCCTCCGCGAACTGCGCAAGGCGTACGCCAAAGCGGGCAAGCGCCTGAAATACATCGCCGTGCTCGAAACCAAGCACATGACGAACGTGCATCATCACATTCTCCTGCCGCGCTTTGACGCGCAGATCATCGCCGCAGCCTGGACAAAGGTGACCAATGGCGCGGGGTCTATCAGCTTCCAGATGCTCGATGACCGCAAGAACCACGCAAAGCTCGCGTCCTACCTCATCAAGGAATCACGCTCCACCATGCGCCGCTGCCGCGAGCAGGGCATCCGCCGCCGGCGGTATACATGCAGCGCCGGCATGGCAAAGCCGGAGATCCGCTATCAGGTGACCAAGGCCGAGACGTGGAGAAAAGAGCCGAAGGCCAGACGGGGGATGCATCTCTATCGCTTTGACGATGGGGCGGAGTATAAGAGCGGCTGGCACGAGCTGAGCGGCTGGCCGTGGCAGGAGTATTACGAGATCAAAGACACCGCATAGGAAGGAGCGCACACAATGGGAATCCGTATGGACAGCCTGCCGCCGCGCTATCAGAAACAGGCGGCGCGCAAGCTGGATCCTGTGGCGTATGAAAAGGCGCTGCAGTTTTTCCACGCCGAGGAGTCGGCGAAAAACCCAGCGCGTCAGGCACAGGGGAGTATCAGCCGTGCGACCGGGGAAGGCTTTGAGGCGCAGATCCTCACGGCCTGCGCGTATTACCGGGCGCATGGCATCGCGGAGATCGACAAGACGCCGGAACCGATCAAGGTCATTTCCGGCCGGCATCAGAATCCGAGCGGCTGCTGGTCGTTCGAGGCGGTTTTCACCAAGCAGGCGCAGCCGGATTTTCAGGGCACGCTATGCGGCGGCAGCAGCGTAGTGTTCGAGGCCAAGGCCACGGACAAAGACCGCATCATGCAAAGTGCGGTCACGGAAGAGCAGGCGCGTGCACTGGAATCGCACGCCAATATGGGCGCGCTGGCGTTTGTGCTGGTGTGCCTGCGCGGGCGCGCAGTGTATCGTGTCATGTGGGAGGACTGGCAGAACATGAAAGAACTATTCGGCCATAAGTATATGACGGCCGGGGAGCTGGAGCCGTACCGGGTGCAGATGCGTCAGGGCGTGATCCGGTTTCTCGGCGATCCGGAGTGAGGTGGGCACATGGCAATCAAAAACTATACGACGAAAGTGGACGTATATACGTCCATCGGGGAAATCCAAGGCGCGCTTGCACGCCACGGCGCCACCAAGATCATGATTGACTACGATAATGGCAAGCCGCAGGCAATCGCGTTCGGGATCGACACGCCGGCGGGGCCGCGCGGCTTCCGCCTGCCGGCGGCCGCAGACGGAACGCTGCGAGTGTTCGCGGCGCAGAAGATCAAGGCCGACCGAGAGCAGGCAGAAATGACCGCGTGGCGGAACGTGCGCGACTGGGTGCTGGCACAAATGGCGCTGATCGAATCCTGTGATGTGCCGATGCAGCAGATCTTCTTGCCGTATATGGCAGATGATCGCGGACGGACGGTGTACGAGCTGTATGCCGCCGGGCAGCTCGCACTCGGCGCGGGGGAGGCGACATGATGCTGCGCACACAGGAGACGCTTGACGGCGAGATCATCGTTGACAGCTTTGCCGGTGGCGGCGGCGCGTCCACGGGAATCGAGCTGGCGCTGGGGCGCATCGTCAATGTGGCAATCAATCACGACCCGGCAGCGATCCGGATGCACGAGGCGAACCATCCGTACACGGAGCATTACCAGGCATCTGTCTGGGATGTGGATCCGGAGACGGTCTGCCGAGGTCGGCCGGTGGCGCTGGCATGGTTCTCGCCAGACTGTAAGCATTTTTCAAAGGCAAAGGGCGCGGCGCTTGTTGACCGCAGGATCCGGGGCCTCGCGTGGATCGCCCTGCGCTGGGCGGCGAAGGTGCGCCCGCGCGTCATCATCCTTGAAAACGTCGAAGAGTTCCAGACGTGGGGGCCGGTGCGTAAGGGGAAGCCGGTAAAGAAACTGGCCGGTACGACGTTCCAGAAGTTTGTCGGGCAGCTTCGGGCACTGGGATATAGCGTGGAATGGCGCGAGCTGATGGCAGCCGACTACGGTGCGCCGACTACCAGACGTCGGCTGGTGCTGATTGCCCGCTGCGACGGACGTGCGATCGTCTGGCCGGAGCGCACACACGCCCCGCGAGACAGTGCGGAAGTGCGCAGCGGAAAACTGCTGCCATGGCGCAGCGCCGCGGAGATCATCGACTGGTCGCTGCCGTGCCCTTCGATTTTTTCGACGAAGGATGAAATCCACGAGCGGTACGGCATTTCCGCCGTCCGGCCGCTGGCGGACAACACCATGCGCCGCATCATTCGTGGCGTGGACAAGTTCACGATCAAATCCGGGGCGCCGTTCATCGTTGAGTGCAACCATTCAGGAGGTGGGCACGTCACGGATAGCCAAGAGCCGTGTAAAACGATTACAGCAAAGCACACCGGAGGCATTTGCCGGCCGGTCCTCACGCCGCTGACGATGACGAACACCAGCAACAGTGTCGGGGCACCGGT